CCTGACTGGGGTTACTTTACACCCCAGTTCTAGCTCCAGTTGGCATCCGAGGTGGTCTCGCCACCATGCGAACTCGCGCTCGCCTGTGAACACAAGACCGTGGCGATGCAACTCGCCTTTCCTAAACACATGGACATAGTGCCTTGATCCGTACCGCAGGCGTTGGTACAAGTAGTCCTGACCACGCACAGTGACTGTGCCCTCGGTGGTGAGTTGGGGTTGGGTGAACGGATTCATGTTAGTCCTCCAGACACAGGAACACAGTGGTGCAGAGCATGAACCCTGCAATAAAGGTGAACGCCTGTTGCACCCACCAACCATCGGGAATCCACCCGACAGCAAGGGCAAGGCAGGTGCAAAAGGCGGACGATACTGCCAGAAGTTTGTTACGCATTTGATTACTCCAAAAGAAAAGCCGCATGAAGCGGCGTTAGACAGGGAATGAAACAGCGCCGCCCCGCCTCGGGTACAGCGCTCAGGAAAAACTCGGTGGGACACGGTGTCCCACCGATCACAGCAGAGCAAATACCGCTTTGGCTTTGCGGATTTGCTCATCAAGGGTCTTGCCCTCAAAGGTGGCTAAGTACGCCATTGCTTCGGCTCGTAGCCCTGCGTCCAGCCTTGCGTGGGTTTGCGGCTTGGGTTCCTCGGTCTTGAAGAAGACCATCACATTCCTCTGCCATGACTTGTGGGCGGCGTCGTGCCTCGTGTCCCTGCTGGACTCGTCGCCCGTGTGGAACACGGCACTGCCGGAACCGTTCCAAGTGTAGTTGCACTCGTACTTCCTAGCGTGGACTCTTGCGAGTCCCTCCAGTAGCGTGGGACACGGTGTCCCACCGAGTGCTTTTGCGGCGGCTTGCATCGCTTCGCCGTAGCTGGCACCAGCCTTGAGGAAGGCGGCGTATGACTTGATCGCTTGTGCGATCTTGGTTGCTTTGCTCATGGAAGTTTCTCCTTGGTTGAGCTGGGATGCTATGCGGTATGCTCTGCATCCTCACTTCCAGTAAACCATATGGGGGGTTATAGGAAGGTCAGAACCGATCCTCGGAACCCCACCGTACCCCCACCAACCCTTGCTATGAGACGACGGGGCAGCCCGCTAGAACACTGTTCCCCACCCGCACCCACTATTTTGTAAAACCTTGGACAAAATCCAGCTAAAAATAAAGGTAAACCCTAATAAATTTTTTAAAAATTTTATAAAAAACTCGTGTCTAATAGTAGACAGGCGAAAAAAAGCCCCCTATATTGCTACAGGGGGCGAACGGGGGAGAATTTCCCTTCCGAGGAGAAAGCAAATGAACAACAGCGCAAGGCTCTTGCACACCCACTCACTTTTAGTATACACTGCGCTCACGTTTTTAACAACACCTATCGCGCAGGGGTAAATGCACGCATGCTAGAACACTTGCTAGATTTCGATCCCGAAGTGGGTACTCACCCAAGCAACGCTGTGCCTGTAGAAAAAGCCAGTGCTGTAGAAGCTGTTGATGCCAAATTAAAAACAACCGAGTGGTTGGAAAAGCTAGGCGCAGTAGACGTGGATCAGGTGACCACCCGTTTGGAAACCGAAGCGGCAAGGCAGGCATTTAATAGTGTTGTCACCGCCGCACCCGAAGACCACACCCACCACCAACTAGCCGAAATCAAAACCCCAGAAGCCGTGCGCCACCTTGTTGGCATGCTGGTAGCCTATGACTGGGAATTTGTACAGCAGGCAAAAGAGTTGCGAGGCTACACCGTAGCCAAATTGGTGGAAGAAACCAGCCACCCCAACGCCAATATCCGCTTAAAAGCCCTTGCCCTTCTAGGCAAGGTGTCGGAAGTTGGGCTGTTTACCGAAAAAGTCGAAATCAAGAAAACCGATTTGTCTGAAGAAGAGATTGACAAGAAGCTCAAGGACAAGCTGGCTAGGTTTATGAATGTCAGTGACGCGGAAATAACCGAAATAGATATAAAAAATCAGCCTGAATTGTCCGAAACACCCTCAACCGATGACAACCAACCACCCGCTGACGCCTGAACAAGCCAAAATTCTATTTAAGAATATGGCAAAAATGTCCATTGAGGAAAAAATGGACTATTTGGACATGTTGGACAAGGCTGAAGAAAGTAAAAAAAGACAGTTGGCGCGTACAGACATGATCGAGTTTGCCAAGTCGGTGTATCCGGGGTTTAAAGTGGGTCCGCACCACAAAAAACTGGCAAAGCTGTTTACTCGCGTGATTAACGGAGACTGCAAACGCCTCATCATCAACATTGCCCCACGTATGGGCAAGTCAGAGTTCTCTTCTTATCTGTTTCCGGCGTTCTTTCTAGGTAATTTCCCAGAACAAAAGATAATTATGGCAACCCATACGGCGGGTTTGTCCGAAGATTTTGGTCGCCGGGTACGAAACTTGATTGATTCGGACGACTATATTGACTTATTTCCAAAGACCGAGGTGGCAGATGACCAAAAGGCTGCTGGTAAATGGAGTACAAGCGCTGGCGGTCAGTACTATGCTGCTGGTGTCGGCGGTGCTCTTGCTGGTCGTGGTGCTGATTTGTTCGTTATTGACGATCCCCACTCGGAACAGGATGTGAAGGCTAACTCACGTCTGGCATTTGATACAGCTTGGAGTTGGTTCCAGACCGGTCCGTTGCAGCGTCTGATGCCGGGGGGCAAAATCATCATCGTAATGACCCGATGGGGGAAGCTGGACTTAACCGGACGGCTGTTGGACTACCAGACAAATAACCCGGACTCCGATCCGTGGGAGGTGGTGGAGTTACCCGCCATATTATTTGAAGACACCCCGCAAGAAAAATCCCTTTGGCCTGAGCAATGGCCTCTGGACTCGCTAAAACAGAAAAAAGCCGCGATGGACCCGCAGTATTGGAACGCCCAGTACATGCAGAATCCGGTGTCCAATAATGCAGCTATTATCAGCCGCAACGCTTGGCGTGTGTGGCCTAGTGACGAAGCGCCGCGTTGCGAGTATATTATCCAGTCGTGGGATACGGCGTTTGAAGCAAAGACCTCTGCCGACTACAGCGCGTGTACTACTTGGGGTGTTTTCTATAATGAAGAAGAGCGTAATCAAGCGCAGGTGATTCTTCTGGATGCGTTCAAGGATAGAATGGCGTTTCCTGATTTGAAACAGACAGCGTTAAAGCACTATAAACAATGGAACCCTGATGCGTTTATTGTTGAAAAGAAAGCGGCAGGAGCGCCTTTGATACAGGAGTTGCGTAGTATGGGTATACCCGCGATGGAAACAAACCCTAGCCGGGGCAACGACAAAATAGTAAGATTGAACGCCGTGGCTGATTTGTTTGCTTCGGGGATGGTCTGGGCACCCGACACGCGCTGGGCGCGGGAAGTGATTGAAGAAGTGGCATCGTTTCCTAATGGCGATCACGACGACTTTGTAGACACAACGAGTCAGGCACTGATGCGCTTTAGACAAGGCGGTTTTATTAGGCTAGACTCTGATGAGCCGGATGAACCGACATTTTTTAGGCGCAGAACCCACGCCTACTATTAAGAAAGACATACTGATATGGCGACCAATATAGACAAGGCTTTATATGCAGCCCCACAAAGCATTGAGGAAGCTGCGCAGGCTGAAGAGCCTATCGAGATTGAGATCGTCGATCCAGAACAGGTGACAATTGGCGTCGATGGCATGGAGTTGACCATCACTCCGGGCAAAGATGAAAACGGATTTGATGCTAATTTGGCAGAAGACCTTGATGAAGGTGAACTGGCTACTTTAGCTGGCACGCTATCTTCTGATATTGACAATGATTTGGGCGGCAGGCGTGAGTGGGAAAAAGCCTATGTGCAGGGGCTTGGGTTGCTTGGCTTGCAGTATGAAGAGCGTACAGAGCCTTGGGATGGCGCTTGTGGCGTGTTCCATCCGATGATTACTGAGGCGGTTGTGCGCTTCCAGAGTGAGTCCATTACCGAGACCTTCCCCGCTGCTGGACCGGTAAAGACAAAAATTATCGGCAAACAAACACCGCAAAAAGACCCGATGGAGGAAATGACGAAGA